TCCGCGTCCTTTTATTAGTAGGGCTTATAAAGAAAATAGAGAAAAAATACCTCTAAGAATAGAACAAGCGATAAAACAAGAGGTAAATAAGCAATGAAAGCGAGAGATTTAATAATACATTTGCAATCAACAATACCGAGATATACTAATTATTTTAGTGATACCTTGGCAATTACATCTTTGACTTTTGATGCCGGAGTAGTTACCTGCACTACCGATGAAAAACATGGATTAGTTAGTGGCGATTCTATTTATATAAATGGCGCATTAACGCCTCTCAGTATTTCTAATATAACTAGAGATGGGAATATTGCGACAGCTACAACAAATAGTGCTCATGATTTAACAGATAATTATACAACAGTAGTAAATATAATTGGAGCGGATCAAACTGAATATAATGGAATACATAATTTTATTCATCAACCGAATAGATATACTTTTCTTTTCGAGGTTGAGGGAGATCCTGACACTCCGGCGACAGGCGAAATATTTTTATTAGCTAATATAAAATATAGCAGCTATAACGGATTAATTACCGTTGCTACGATAATTGATGAATATACATTTACTTATGCAATAGGAACTATTCCTCATGGAGATGCGCAAGGAACTATAACGTTGCAAAAAGCAAATAGAATTTCTGGCGCTGTTTCTTTAGACAGAATTATAGAAAGTTATACTAAACATCCAATCGATAAATTATGGCTGTTTGTTGTTTTGGGGAGTGTCGCCGCTTCAAAAGATAGATTTACCAATACAGATGGTGTCAGTACATATCTTTATGGGCAAGATTTTAGACAATTAGTCATAGAGCCTTTTAGTATTTTTATCGCAGTTCCAACATCGACACAACTTTCAGCTATGGATGCTAGAGATTTGATGGAGGATATACAACCAATTTTGTTGAAATCAGTTTTAAGATTTAATTCGGCTTCGCCTTATGATGATAAAACAAGATTTGGCATTACTTATGCGGGACATTCTGCCATAATAGCGGAATATGCGTATGCTTATTATATACATGAATTTAAGTTCGAAAATAATTATTATATTACTTTCGCAGATACATTAGATACAGATGATAGTGTTGCATTTAGAGATATAAATTTTTTATTCAAAAATAAATTTGAACAAACTATAATGCAAACAAATACTAATTTAGACGATGAACCTATTTATAATGATTAAATTTTTTATTAATTAACTTTTTAAGGGGATAACTTATGACTATTAGATTGCCTTCTACAACGGTGAATATTTTACCTGCATCACAACAGCCACTAAATCAAGCACAAAAAATCTTATTTATAGGGCAAAAAACTTCGGATGGAACCGCTGTTGCTGGAGATTTATATGAAAATATTTTAAATGATAAGTCATGGGATACTTTATTTGGCACACATTCTATGTTGGCCGCTATGATTAGAGCTGCTAAAAAAATTAATAATATTTCTCAAATGGATGCAATCGCTTTAGTTGACGGTGGTACATCAACTTCTGCTAGTGGTTCATTAGATTTTGATGATGCAAGTAGCTCAGGTACTATTACTTTGTCGATAGGTTCAAGTATTAATAATACTTATACTATGGATATTTCAGGTTCTGCTACAGCGAATGAAATAATGACTTATTTCGTTAATGCAACGACTGCTGATCATACTTGTCCGGTGGCTTTAATTCCCGGCTTAGCTGGAACGGCTACAGTAGTAGCTCTTAATTTGGGGACAGAAGGAAATTTCATTACATTAGCAGCAACTTCAACAGTTCCATCAAATACTGTAGATATAGTTTCTATGACAGGTGCTGCTGGAACACCAACTTTAACAGGTTTGTTTGACCCAATAGAAAAAATAAGATATCAAACAATAGTATATCCATCTACTTATGATATAACGCCATTAAAAACATTATTAGATTCAAGATTTAATGTTACCAATAATGTGCTCGATGGTGCTGGGGTATTATGTGTAACTAGTTCTGTATCCAATTTAATCACGTTATTAGATGCTAAAAATGATCCAAATTTAACATATATTTGTAACTTATATGTTAGTGCTATTGATCACAAGGGATCTGCTATATGTGAGCTCAATACTGTTATTGCTTCAGAATTTGCCGCTATAAGAGCATTAAGATTAACTAATAATGCGGATATATCAAGATATGTTATCTCGGCGAATGGTTCTCGTGATAATTTTGGTGGTATGGCCATAGCAAGTTTACCTTATTTTAATACGCCTTTTTATAATCTTCCAGTGGTAAGCTCATCTCATGAGCTTGCAGATGATGAAATGTTACAGTTAAAAAATGCAGGCGGAACTATTTTAGAGAATAACCCGAATCGTACAACTATAATTTGCGGTGAAGCCGTTACAACTTATAAAACAGATTTATTAGGAAATAATGATCTTAGTTACAAATATTTAGAATATGTTGACACAATAGTTAATATTCGCGAATTTATCTACAATGATCTTAGGACTACATATGCCCAAAGCCGTTTGACAACTGGAGATGTGCAGCCGAATAGAAATATGGCTAATGCTCCTATAATTAGCGCTCATGTTGATAGTTTATATTATAAATTGGGAACAGAAGATTATGTTTTAACTCAAATCGGAATTGATTCAGAAACAGGCATAGATTGGTTAGAATATTTCAAACAAAACAAAACTGTTACATTAGATTTAAGTACTGGAACGGTTCATATTTCGATGAAAATGCCAATAGTAACGCAATTAAGAACGATTGTCGCTAACATGCAAATAGCGTTTTCCACTGATAATGGTTAATTTATAAAATAATTTTATAATAATTATGGTTAAATTTAGAGGGTAATACAATGCCAACAGGTATAGCAACACCATATATAACGGTGAATAATCAAGTAGTAAATATTGTGCCAAATTCTTTTACCTATACTGAAGGGTTAGGCGAACAATCAATGAAAACTCAATCTGCAGGAGGTGGGCAAGTATCGAATGTCTATTGGGATAACGCAGAGACTAAGTTTTCTACTTGTAAATTCAAATTATTTAATACTCCTTATAACATAGCATTATCCAGGCAATGGAAATTAAGCCTTAATCGTAATGCAATTAGTGCGACAGGATCAACGCCAGATGGGATTTTGACAAAAAGTTTTAATAATGCAGCTTTGCTGAATAATTATGAAACTGCATTAGGAGTAGATGGAACAATAGATTTAGAATTTTCAAGTGACAAAGCTGTCTAATCTTAATTTGAGGTTTTATGCAATTAATCAAAGAATTTGAGTATACTTTGTCGTCCCCCATTAAATATCAGTTTAATGGGGAACACTTAGAAACTAATATTTTATATTTAAAAGCCCCTGCAGATGTTCATAGAAAAATAGCTCCTAAAATAGCTCAAGATTTAATGCGTGCTTTTATGGCACAAAATGAAAGTTTTGAGGCGAAGAAAAAAGAAGGAAAGAAAGGAAAAAAAGATGAAGAAGAAGAATTAAAAGAAGAGGTAGGAATAACAAAAGAAGCAATTATAATGATTTTATACTCTAGTAGAGTTCTTGATATTGTCGAATTTAAAGAAAAATTCAGGGAATTATTATTATCTAATGGAATTTGCTCTTTAAATAATAGTGTGTATTTATCTACTGGACATTTACAGCAAATTGATCAAAGGGAAATTGATGATTTAATGGGAGACTATATCTCAAATTTTTTGCTACCATCTGTTCTTACCCAGAAGAAAAAATCTTAAAGGATATTTTCGGAAGTTTAATGATATTTTTTAAAGGTGGAATTTCATTAGAAATATTGCAATGGATGCCGATTCCAGAAGTTTTAGAATGGGTGGAAAGAATGAATAATTTCTCAAATGAAATAAAACAAGAAAGTGACAGACAAATAGCTGATGCATCTAAACGATAACTAAAAATTAGTAAGGTAATAAAATGACTAATATTATAGGTTATTCTATCACGATGAATGATAATTATTCAAAAGTGATGAATGATTTTAAAAAAAGATTAGATGAATTAGAGCAAAAAGTTGGTAGTACAATAACTAAAACTGCAAAATGGAATGAACAGTTGAATAAAATAGGAACTACATTAATTAAAAGAGTTACCTTACCTCTTTTAGGTATGGGTGCTTATGCTTTAAAGCAGGTTGCTAATTTTGATGAAATAAGACATAGATTACAATTCGTCACAGGATCGGCAGAAAAAGCAGCTTTAGCGATGAAAGATGTAAAAAAGATGGCTTTAACATCAGGAATTAGTTTTGAAAGCTATGCTGTTGCTGAGCAAAGAATGTTAGCTTTAGGTTATAGTGTTGATCAATCATCTAAATTTGTAAAACAATTTGGTAAAATTGCAGAAGGGACAGGAAAACCAATAGAAGATATTGCAAGTGCATTTATTAGGTTAGAATTGGCCGCTAAAAAAACTGGGGGAGTTCCTTTCTTATTATTAAGAAGATTACAATCTGCGGGCATTGGAGTATATGAGGTAATGAAGGAAATATCTATTAGAAATGGAATGACTGCTAAAGAATTTGATAAACGAATCGCCAATAATCAAGCCAGCGTAAAACTATTGGAAAAAGCATTTGAAGAATTGGCTAAACGACAACCTTTTGCATCAATAGAGCAAAATTTACAAAGATCACACAATATTTTAAGATATTTTGCAGCATCAATTGTTGAAGCTTATTATCCTGCTGAAAATTTAGGCGCTTCTTTTGAGAAATTAAATGATTATTTAGGTGAATTGGCTTTAAAATTTGAAGAATTTACTAAAGAACATCCCAAGTTAGTCAAAATTGGTGTGGCTTTTGCTGCTATTCTTGCTGCATTGGCGCCGGCATTGAAAATCGTTATGTTTATTTATAATATGAAAGTTGCAATAGCGACATTAAAAATATTCAAATCGGCCGCAGTCATAACTGGCGGAGAAGTTGCAGCAGCGATGGGAACTGCAACCGCGGCAACTGGTGGTTTGGCAGCGGCTTTAGGAAGATTAGCTTTATTAAGTACAGGATTAACCGTTCTTGCTGGGGCTATTTACTTAGTATATAAAAATATAAAAGATTTTGATTCTCCTGAGGCGATAAGAGGAAGAAATGTTTTGCAAAGCGCAGGGGTTGGAATGATGCCATCAGCTTTTGGTTATGCTATGCCTATGCCCAAAAGGGTAATACCATCGCAATTAGAAGCGTCATCAGGAGGTGTAACCTCTCTCGTCAAGCCTATTACTCAAGCATCTAAAGTAACTACCACGGCTAATGTTAGCGTTGATATAAATGATCGTTATGGCCATGTTAGTAAAGTAACAACAAATGGTACTGTTGAAAAAATAAGGCTAAATAAAGGGCAATATAGCGATTTATCAAGAAATTTATCGAGGGGATAACAATATGACAACTTTATTGGATAATTTATATCCCGCATCTTTTAATGGTATTAGTTTTCTTATGGAAAATGATTCTGTACAAACAGGAAAATTAACTACAACGCATCAATATTTATTTAAAAAATATAGTTATACAGAAGAATTAGGTGCTAAATTAAGAAGTTTTTCTATAAGAGCTATAGTAACAGGTAGTGATTATGAAATAAGAAGGGAAGCTTTAATGCTTGCTTTAAAATCAGATGGGGCTGGAATTTTAATGCATGCTTTTTATGGATTAGTCACTGTTATTTGCACTGGTTTTACTGTTTTGCATGATACAAGGGAAGTTGGGATCAGTTCTTTTGAAATCTCATTTGAAGAAACATTAAGTGGAATTTATCCTAGTTTTGCTGGAGCAACTAATTCTAGTGTTTCTAAATTGGCCGCAACAAACATTTCATCTTTGAAATCAAATTTTGCATCTAATTATACGATGAATAGTTTTAAAAATATTTCATATTCAGCCGATAAATGCTTAAATTTCAACCAAACATTAAATAATAATTTAGTTTTTGCTAATGATATTAGTTCTGAGGATAAAAATAATTTTATAAGTGTTAGCCAAGATTTAAATAAAAATATATATTCAATAGTCCAAAGCTCTACAGAATTAAGTACATATATTGATAATTTATTAAATTGTTATGATAGTTTAGGAAGTACTTTTATAAATTCTTACAATTTAAATGCTAATGCTTTTAGCTTTAATCCTTTTATCGATTTTATAGATTATTATACCATTGTTAGTGACGAAAGAGAAAATAATGACAAACTTTTAGGTTCGACATTTAATGCTATTCTCTTATGCAATCTATATAAAAATGCAGCTTTTATTCCTTATGTTGATACAGAACAATTGGACGCAATAGCTAATGATCTAGAAACCAAATATCAATTTTTATTATTAAATAATAATTTGGATAGAAGCATATTGTTATTGATAGAACAACTTAGGAGTCAAACTAAAAAATATTTGAGCCAAGTTAGAATTGATATAACAAAAATAATTAACTCGGAAGTTCCCGATACGCCTTTGACCGTATTATCATATCGTTTTTATGCAAATTTTGAGAATCAAGATGAAATTGTCAAATTAAATAATATTATGGATTGTTCAACAATTGGCGGAAATATTCGAATGCCCACGGAAAATTAACATGATAGAACCTTTTACAGTAGAAATAAATGGTAATCAATATGTCGGGATAATAAGGGGCTCCGTTTTTTTATCTATGGAAAATTTATCTAATGAATTTTCTGTGGAAATAAGTAAACCTGTTAATGTTAGTGGGATTCCTTTTCATCGTGGTGATGAATGTAAAGTTTTGATTTATGGAAAAGTTGTTTTAACTGGTTTTATAAATAGAGTAGAAGTTTTTATTGATACGACAGCACATATTATAACTATATATGGAAGAGATAAAACTAGCGATATAGTTGATAATACTTTACCCGCAAAAATTAGTTTTTCAGCTCCAATCTCTTTAAGTGATATAACAAAAAAAGTTATTTCTCTTTATGGAATTTCAGATATTGATGTAATTGTTGATGTTGAAGAATCTTTGCCTATTTTCTCAAAAAATGAAATGGTTGCTGCAGAAATGGGAGAAAGATGTTTTGATTTTTTAGAAAA